AGGAGCAGCTGTGGGCGATTGTAGCCAGGCGTGAGGGTGTAACGCCAGAGGAAGCGGAGTCGGAAGCGCGGGAGCGGGCCGCTTTTCTGTTATCGTGCGGCAACGGGGCGTAACAAGAGCCGCCGGGGCGGGTCGCCTCCTTCCCGCCCAAGCCCCGAGAAGGAGTGATCGTCTGTGCGAAAGCTGATAACGTCTGAATCCGTCACCGGGGGCCATCCGGATAAGCTCTGCGACCAGATCGCCGATGCAGTCCTGGACGATGTCATCAGCCAGGATCCAAACGCGCGCGTTGCCTGCGAAGTGTGCGCCACCACCGGCTTGATAATGGTCATGGGCGAAGTGACGACAGCGGCCTACTCAAACATCGCCACGGTAACTCGCCGCGTTGTCACCGACGCTGGCTACTCCGGCGGCTCGGCAGGCTTCGACGGCAGCACATGCGCAGTCATCGTAGCGCTCGACGAACAGTCGCCCGACATCGCCCTGGGGGTGAACCGCGCGTGTTCGGCGGATCCTGGCGACCGCTTCGGCGCGGGGGATCAGGGCATGGTATACGGGTATGCGTCCAACGAAACGCCCGAGCTAATGCCGCTTCCCATCACGCTGGCGCATGCGCTCGTCAAGCGGCTTGAGAACGTGAGGCGCGACGGAACCATCCCGTATCTGCGTCCTGATGGCAAGAGCCAGGTCACGGTGGAGTATTGCGACGGCGTTCCCGCGCGCGTCGACGCCGTTGTCGTATCGGCCCAGCACGATCCGTCGACTGTCATCGCCACACTGCGCCGGGACATATACGGCCACGTGATTCGCCCAATCATCCCCGATGGGATGTTGGACGGCGACACCCGCATCTTCATCAACCCGACCGGCAGATTCGAGAAGGGCGGGCCGGCGGCAGACTCAGGACTGACTGGGCGCAAGCTCATGGTGGACACCTATGGTGGCGTGTGCAGACACGGGGGCGGCGCGTTCTCAGGCAAGGACCCGACCAAGGTAGACCGCTCCGGCGCTTACGCCGCGCGGCATGCAGCAAAGAACATCGTGGCCGCGGGCGCGGCGAAGCGCTGCGAGGTGCAGATCGCTTACGCCATCGGCGTGGCGCGACCCATTGCCGTATCGGTTGATACCTTCGGAACAGGCGCGGTTGCGGATTCCCGGCTAGAGGAGATCATCGACAGAGTGTGCGACCTCAGACCCGCGGCGATCATAGACAGGTTCGACCTGCGGCGACCGATCTACCGGCAGACCGCCGTATACGGTCATTTCGGCCGTCCTGATCTGGACCTGCCGTGGGAGAGACTTGATTTCGTCGCCGACGTGGCAGCGCAGTTATAGCGAAAAGACGTATAGCTCCATGTATTGTGTGGGAGTGCAGCGCGGATGCCTTCGTTTTATGCGCGGCTGCATATCCGCGATGCCAAAAGGTCACATGCTCTATGTATTGTGTTTCGCACAAGGCCGCACAACAGGGCCGCATAAATCGGACGTCCAATCATACGGATGGCCTGCGCAACGCGGCTCACAAGCGATTTACGGAGGCCGATTTTTCTAGATAATCGCAGCTAGGGAGGCAAATACGGTGGAAAATGGGGTCCACCGCCCCGAGGAGGAGGTAATACGCCATGCTAGTTAAGCGGGTTCCAATTAGCGCCGTGAATCCCGCTCCATACAATCCGCGCAAAGACCTGAAACCTGGCGACGCGGAGTACGAGAAACTCAAGCGCAGCATCGATCATTGGGATCTGGTGGAGCCGCTGGTGTGGAACGAGCGGACGGGGAACCTGGTCGGCGGTCATCAGCGGCTCAAGATTCTGAAGGCACGTGGTGACACGGAAGTTGACGTATCTGTGGTTAACCTCAGTGAGATCGACGAGAAGGCGCTGAATATCGCCCTGAACAAAATTCATGGCGAATGGGACAAGCGACTGCTCGCCGACTTGCTGCAGGATATCGACACGGGCGATGTGGACCTGACAAGCACGGGCATGGACGACGACGAGATCACCACATTGCTTGCCGCCGATTACGGCCCGGTTGACATCGAGGCGTACCTGGACGAACTGGACATGAGCTCTGCGATTGGCAAGCCCGTATGGGCGGTCATTCGCGCATCATCCGAAAGCATTGAGATAATCGAGCGAGTGCTGGCGGTGCTTGAGCAGAACAACATCAGGGTGGAACGCAGCTATGATACAGGGGCTTAGCGGCAAAAAGAAGGACAACTCCAACGAATGGCTTAAAGCCGAATTACGGCGCAGGTATCTGCCCAAAGACGCGCGCGTCCTGGACCTGTTCTGCGGGACCGGGGAGATGTACCGTCGCGTCTACGCTGATCGGGCGCGAAGCTACCGCGGCGTCGATAAGGCCAAGGTGCACGACGCGGCACTCTGCACACTCATCAACAACGTCGTTTTCGTATCGCGGCATAGCATGGACGAGTACGATGTTTACGACCTTGACGACTACGGCTGCCCGTGGAAGCTGCTCTACCTAATCCTGCGCAAGCGGGGTCCAGGGCGGATTACGGTCTACCTCACGGACGGATTGCCGCTGAATTTGAAGCTGACTGGCCACCTGGGTAAGATGCAGTCAGGCATCGAACGCCTGCCCAAAGACATGGAGATACCTGGTCGATTCCGGTTCTACACAGAGATGTTCGCTACGATGCTGCTGGACGTGCAGGCGCGATACGGTTGGAAAACCGAGAAGGCAGTCTACGCCAGGAACGACGGCGCAAGCGTGTATTACTGGGTTCTACAGATGCACAAGACATGAAAACACCAGCGCAAGCGGCATTTCAGTATTGCGCAGTCTGGTAAAGAGTGGTATAATGTCCTTGGGAGGTGATCACATGCCAGTGATCTACGAGCCCAGGGGCAGGGCGCGAGAATATGCCCCATTGGCGGCTAACCTCTATTCAGGTTGCGCACATGGGTGCAAATACTGCTACGCGCCTGATGTGCTCAGGCGAAGCAGGGATGACTTCCACAGCGTGATCGCAGTCCGTAGCAACATCCTGGCCGAACTGACTAAGGATGCCCGGCGGTTATCTGGAGCAAATGCCCGTGTGCTGCTCAGTTTCACGACCGATCCGTATCAGCCCATCGAGGCGGAGCAGCGGATCACACGGCAGGCCATCGAAATCCTGCACGAGCACGGCCTTGCCGTAGAGGTACTCACCAAGGGAGGCGCCAGGGCCGCCCGAGACTTTGACCTGCTGGGCAAGGGCGATGCCTTCGCCACAACCCTGACATTCCTCGATGCAGGCAGATCGCGGGAATGGGAACCCTACGCGGCGGCGCCGGAGGAGCGGATCGACGTGATGCGCTTCGCACACCAGCGGGGCATCCCGGTCTGGGTTAGCCTTGAGCCGGTGATAGACCCGGAGGAGAGTCTGGAGCTTATCCGGCGGACCGCACCATTTGTCGATCTGTTCAAAGTCGGGACGCTCAATCATCATCCCTTGGCCAAGGCCATCGACTGGGCGGGGTTCGGTGCAGCGGCAGAGACTCTCTTGCAGGCGCTGGGCAAAGACTACTACATCAAGGACGATCTGCGGGCACACATGAAGCGCAGCGCGTAGGTCGGCCACAAGAGACAGAACCGGCAGGCGGCCCCGTAGGGGCCGTTTTGCTTTGCGGGGTGAACGACATGGGGCGGCGTCTGAAACTTACGCCGGAACTGATCGAACAAGCGGCCAAACTGATCGCCGGCGGCAACTACGCCTCGACCGTGTTTCAGATGCTTGGAGTCGGTGAAAGCACCTGGTATCGCTGGCTTGAAAAGGGCCGCGATAGCAAGGGCCGAAGCATCTATAGAGAGTTTTGGGAGTCAATTCAAAAAGCCGAGGCGGCAGCGGAAGCTCGGGCTGTAAGCGGCGTCATGGCTGCAGGGCGCCGGAATTGGACGGCCTATGCCTGGTATCTGGAGCGCAAGTTCCCTGACCGCTGGGGGCATAAAGCCAAGATACAACAGGAGATATCGGGGCCGGGCGGCCAGCCTGTTAGTGTGGCGGTGGACTTGTCTGTCCTCACCGATGAGGAGCTGAGGTCGCTTGAGTCTATCACTAAACGACTTGAGCATACTGCCCGGTAGCAGTGAGATTAGAGCAGAACTGGCCAGACGGCGGCTAGCCGACTTCCTGGAATATGACTCGGGCGGAACATGGATACGAGCGCGTCACTTGGAGCGCCTGTGCAATGCCCTGGAGGCTGTGGAACGCGGCGAGCTTGACCGGCTGATGGTGTTTATGCCGCCGAGACATGGCAAATCGGAAGTGTGCTCCAAGAAGTTCCCTGCGTGGTATGAAGGGCGCAATCCCGATAAGGAGATAATCATCTGCTCATACGCCGCCGATCTAGCCTACGACTTCTCGCGCATCGCCAGAGATACGCTGCGAGAGCGAGGCCCGGAATTATGGGAAGTTAAGGTATCCTCAGACAGTTCTGCGGTTGGGCGTTGGGGCATCGAGGGCAAGCGTGGCGGCTGTGTGGCGGCTGGCGTAGGCGGGCCTATTACGGGGCGCGGTGCGCACGTGGGCATTATTGACGACCCATTCAAGAACGCCGAAGAAGCGTCATCCGAAACTATACGCGAGAAAGTGTGGGAGTGGTATCGTTCCACCTTCCGCACCAGGCTTGCGCCGGGCGGGGCGATAGTACTCGTTATGACCCGCTGGCATGAAGATGATCTGGCTGGGCGGCTCATCGCCGAGATGCAGGCCGGCGGCGAGCAATGGGTCATCATCGAGATGCAGGCCGAGGCGGAAGAAGGCGACCCG